CTGATGCCACAGAAAGATCTTTTAACGCCGATACAAGACTGTATCTGGCATGAAGCGATGGATAACATACCGTCTACCGAAAGAGCGTACATCACGGCTTTACTGCGCCGCGGTGAGAAGTTCAATGCAGAGCCGCGCATCAAGGTGTCCACGATCCACGGCTCAAAGGGCGGCGAGGCAGATAATGTGGTACTGTTTACTGACCTGTCTACCGCATCAGAAGAAGAGTTTAGAAAGAACCCCGACGACACGCACCGTGTCTTCTATGTGGGGGTTACCCGTACTAAAGAAAACCTGTATCTTGTAGAGCCACAGGACCTAGCAAAGAGTTATGATTTGATATGAAAGTTAAAATACAATGCTAAAACTTGAAATAATTCCGGGATTGAGACCCGAGGACAGCGAGTTTGATTGGGTTTACAAAGTACGTGATAAAGGGGAAGACCTTGAAGCAAACAGGGAATACCATGAGCAGTTCCCACCGCAAGTTGGTGACTTGGTTGTGGTTTTACACACGGCCTCTCATTACAAAATGCAAAAGCCGCATGTGACAAGAATTGAGGCCATAACAGACAGGGGAAGGATTGTTGTGGACCACGATCACGAGGCATGGGCAGGAAAATCATTCTGGAAGTCGGGGCAAAACTGCATGGCTCCAAAGGGGCAGTGTTGGTTGGTTCCTGCGGAACTTTATCAAGACATCCCGCTTACTAGGGAGAACGCCCGATTAAAGAGCAACGAAGAACAAGAATTTAAAATGCTTGAAAACGGTTATTTGAGAGCCAGAGGAAGAAGGAGGGCATGGCAATGAAGCGTGAAGAAATTCTTAAAAAAGCAGAGTCCTTAGTCAACGGGCCACGGGCCAAAGAATACGGCGATGCGTATGAAAATCATGCTAGAATTGCCGCAATGTGGTCTATTCTTTTAGATAAAGAAGTCTCAGTGTCTCAAGTTTATCAGTGTATGGTTGCTGTGAAGCTTGCTCGTCTTAGGGTAACACCCGAACACGAGGATAGCTGGGTAGACATCTGCGGATATGGAGCTCTGGGCGGTGAAGAATAGAAAAGTTAATAAATCAGAACCCCTCATACGCTTTATTCGCGTTGAGCAATTAGACTATTACCTTCAACAGGGTTGGCGTGTTCTTAAAATGGGAACGGAAATAGCAACTATATATTGGAAATGATATGCTTCAGATGCACATGGAAACCCCTAAGTCAGAGTGGGTGCCACCGGCAGAACTGCCAGACATCTTTGATGCCGAACAAATCGCCATCGACGTTGAAACACGCGACCCTAATATCAAAACAAACGGGCCCGGATGGGCAACGGGTGACGGCGAGGTTGTAGGCTACGCCATAGCAGTTGAAGGCTGGTTTGGTTACATACCTATACGCCATGAGCACGGCGGTAATCTGGACGAACGCATAGTCAATAAGTGGCTCAAGAAGGTCTTTGAGTGCCCCGCTGACAAAATCATGCACAACGCACAGTATGATGCGGGTTGGATACGCCGGATGGGTTTCACCATCAATGGGCGCATAATCGACACAATGATTATCGCATCCCTGCTAGATGAAAACAGGTTTAGTTACAGCTTAAACAACGTAGCCTATGATTATCTGGAGAAGATAAAAGTCGAAAAAGGTTTGAGAGAAGCCGCAATAAGCTTCGGGCTCGACCCTAAGTCAGAAATGTGGAAGATGCCCGCCATGTATGTCGGCCCCTACGCCGAAGGCGATGCCACTTTGACGTTGGCCCTTTGGAACCATTTCAAGATAGAGTTAGAGAAACAAAAACTTTGGAACATAGCCAACTTAGAACTGGACGTATTACCCTGCTTAATAGACATGACATGGCGCGGAGTACGAATAGACCAAGACAGGGTGGAACGCACAAAAGACGCCCTGTTCAAAAGAGAAAAGGCCGCGCTACAAAAGATAAAGGATATGTCCGGACTAAATGTAGAAATTTGGGCCGCACAATCCCTGTCGAAAGCATTTGACCAACTAAGCATAGCCTACCCCAAGACAGAAAAAGGCGCACCGTCCTTCACGAAACAGTTCTTATCTGACCACCCACACGAGTTTCCCAAGCTGGTAGTCGAAGCCCGCAACCTGAACAAGACCAGCGGTACGTTCCTTAATACAATTATGAAACATTGCCGGTCAGACGGGCGCATACATAGCCACATCAACCAGATTAGGTCTGACGATGGCGGTACGGTATCGGGGCGCATTTCAATGTCTAACCCCAACCTGCAACAGATACCGGCTCGCGACCCTGAGTTAGGACCTATGATACGCAGTCTATTCTTGCCGGAAGAAGGCGAGCAATGGGCGGCTATAGATTTCTCGCAACAGGAACCACGGATCTTGGTCCATTATGCACATGTTTTAGGCAATTCACGTGGTCATGTTCCGTTCAGAGGTACAGAGGAGTTTGTAGAGGGGTATAGACATAACCCTGATATGGATTTTCATACGATGGTTGCAGAGATGGCGGGCATCAATCGTAAGCAAGCGAAAACAATTAACCTTGGCATGATGTATGGCATGGGCGTGAACAAGCTGGCTGACCAGCTAGATATCCAAGTGGAAGAGGCCAAAAGTCTTATCACGCAATACCATGACCGCGTCCCATTTGTTAAAGGACTAATGAATGGGGTGATGCAACACCTAAATGGTAAAAAAAGCGGCGGGGCGGTTAGCTCCATATTAGGGCGAAAGTGCCGCTTTAATTTATGGGAGCCCGCTACATTTGGTATGTCAAAAGCTTTACCTTACGACCAAGCAGTAAATGAGTACGGCGAAACATCCCGTTTAAAGCGGGCATACACCTATAAAGCTTTAAACAGGCTCATCCAAGCGTCTGCCGCGGACATGACCAAGCAAGCTATGGTAAACATTCACAAAACCGGACGCATCCCCCTAATCCAAATACATGATGAGATTGCTATTTCTGTAAAAAGCACAGAAGAAGCAAAAGAGGTTGCAAAAATTATGGAAAATGCCGTATCCTTGGAAGTGCCAAGCAAATGCGACGTTGAAATCGGCCCATCTTGGGGCGAAGCAAAGTAGTTTTTTCATGGTTTTCTCCTCCCTTAACTGGCTCCGCTTCGGCGGGGCCTTTTTTAGTTGCAATCTTATATACAATCCTATATAGTCCTTTACAGATAGAGTGGTTGAAGAACACCAGCGCGAAACCTTTGAGATTTATCTCGCATAAGGTCCATCCTACGGTTCCAGTAGGCCCCTTTATCCGCTTTAACGTGAGAGGTAATGATGGATATAACTAAATGGAAATCTGTTCTGGTGCCGATTGAGGTTTATACCGAAATCAAAAAGACAGCCAAAGCAGAAGGCCGGACTATCAGCGGACAATTAAAAATTGTTTGGGAAGTCTATAGAAAATCTATGCAGAATAAGGTCTAATTTAAAAAGACGGAAATTTAGCCTAAAAAAAATTTAGCTATGGGATGGGAGTTTCTGGGATGTTAGGAAGGATGTGTAGTTTGTGTGGCGCAAAAGCCACGGCAAAAGATGGTAAGGATTGGTTATGCACGGACCATTGGTTAATGGTGTGGGCTCCAAAGAAAAAAACTTGCGAAGAATGCGGGGGTGAGGGCCGGTTGGAATATGAACGCCCTGTTGTCGATTGGGATCATGGCGGTTATCTTGAAGGATATATGGATGATTGCGAAACATGCAACGGTTTAGGAGAGCTTGAACATGATACGGCCTAAAAACAGAGAACTGCAATACAGCCCCGCTGTTTCGGACAAACCCTTTGGAGAGGCTGGAAAGATGCAAGAACTTTTAGAAAATTCTATGTGTCCACGGTGCCATACCAACCTGCCACCTGTCGCGGTCCACGGACATATCCAATGTTCCGCCTGTAAATTATATATAAGTGAATGCTGTCAGGGAGAAAAAAATGATATGCCCGAAGTGTAATTCAAAAAGTAAAGTTTATAACAGCAGGGCTCACGGGGAAACGATAAGACGTAACCGCGAGTGTCTGGAATGTACGCACCGCTATGTCACTGTGGAAACATTAGAGCGAAAAGTTAATAAGCCGGTCAAGACTGTAAAAGACCCGCCAATTAAAAAACCAAAGTTTGAAGACATGAACTTTGATAATATGACAGACGAAGAGATAGAGGCGGCACTTTTTTCTGATTAGTGAAAAAAGTTCTTGCATATAAGCGTCTAAGCGTATATATAAGAGAGGTCCCGTATGAAGCCCTCAAGGTTGGTTTGCCCCCGCCTTGGGGGTTTTCTTTTAGGCTTGACATCCCATAGGTATGGGAGTATATAGAATTATGTTAAACAATTAGCTAAACGGGAGACGTAAATGGCTAGAAAGAAATGGAGCGACTCGGCTCGCAAGAAGCAGTCCAAAACTATCAAGAAGATGTGGGCTGATAAAAAGAAAACCGAAGACACTCGCGAGCCGTGGGTGATTGCTCAAGAAAAGCGGGAAGCGGACCGCGAAGCAAAAGTTAAAGCTCTGCGCGAAGTTATGTCTGCGGAACAAATGGAAGCCGCTCTTGCCGCCGCGATAGTGATGCAGGATTTTATCTGCGACTATCAAGAAGAGTTTGAAATCTATCGTGCGTCTATCCCTCGTGATATGGTAACCGCCAAAGCAAAGCTAGAGAAAGCTTTTGGCATGATTTCTGGCGATGGTTACCAAAACCCTAAATACGGAACGGACGGCGACGATGGGTAAACTTTATAGAATGTGGTGGAGAGATGGTGGCGATCAAACATTGTTTGGTAACGAAGACATCAGCAAAATGGCACTGCGCTTTGATTTTAAGCCTAACGACCTATTAATAAACGACGAGGTTACTTTTACAGATGATGATGGTGCCGAAGTTGGGGGAGTGGTGTGCGATGGATGAATATACAAAATCAGCCGAAGATTTTCAGTCTGCGGCTGACGAAATGGAAGCCCTGTTAAACCGATTTGAAGCCGCGGGTTATGACGGCGGAGCATCAATGGGCGGCGCAATGCAAGCCCTTATATTTAGAATGGCTATGGGCGCACCAGACGCGGCCACCGCATTAGGGTTCATGGGCTCTTGTATGAGCACAGCCGCTTACGCTCTAACAGAAGAAAACGGAACGGAGCATTAAAAGACGCCCCTAGTTGAAAGACTGGGGGCTTTTTTTATTTGACACTCCTATCTTTGTGTGTTAGGTATGGGATAAGTCTTATATATACGGGAGATTAAAATGAAAGTAACAATGAAACCTGAATTGTGGGAAGCCGTCATCGTCGCGATTGATAATGACTTAAATGATTACCATTCAATGGGCACCGAGGGTGACCCAGAACTCGACATTCGTTATGGCAAGATGCTTCAAGCACGGGGCGAAATTCTTCTTGAAATGAAGGAGAGCAGAAATGGCTGAATTTGATATCAAAATCGAAGTTACCCAATACCATGATAGAAACTTCTCTATCACGGCAGATAACGAAGCAAAAGCAGAAGAAATTGCTAGGCAACTCGCCGCCGAACAAACCGAACATCTACAGGGCATCGACATAGATGTCGAAAACGACGGCGGTTGGACTTTCGGACTGCTAGACTTCAATACCGTCTACGTTCAACGCGAAAGCGACGAAGCACCCGAATTGAAGCTGTCCGAATATGAGTCCGGCTTCCTGACCGCAAATGCTTTTGTATTCCGCGAAGACGTAGACTCTATCGGCGCGGATGACGACTGGCGCGGCGTTCACTGCGGCTCACGGGTCTTCGATCTAAATGCTTGGGACGATGATGGCGTCACACGCGTCACGGCCTACGAAGTTATCGGCGGCCAAACCGATGGTAACATTTTCAAAAGGTTGGTGTGATATG